ATCAATCGTCTATACATTGACACTGACTGGGATCGTCTTAGCGAAGGCGATTATATTGTAGCGGAGTGTTATAGCATTGTTGATCCTACTGTCTATGCAGACGTATGGAAAGACCGTTGGCTACAGAACTATGCAACTGCTAAAATCAAATATCAGTGGGGTTCAAACCTTACGAAGTTTGTAGGCATGTCATTGCCTGGTAATGTTCAGTTTAACGGCGAGCAAATTCTTAACGATGCTAGGGAGGAAATTCAAAGGCTAGAAGAAGAAATGATTTCTTCATACTCTTTGCCAGTTGTAGATATGATTGGGTGATAGAATGGCTAAGAACTTCTACTTTGAAAACTTCTCAAACTCAATGGAACAAGAACTCATCGAGGATCTTGTTATTGAGTCTATTCGCATTTATGGCGTAGATACTTGGTATATTCCTAGAACACTAGGCGCAAAAGACGACCTTCTAAACGAAGACGATTTGCCACAGTATAACGATGCATACATGGTTGAAATGTATGTGAAGAACGTTGATGGCTTTGAAGGCGAAGGAGACTTCCTGTCTAAGTTTGGTCTACAAATTCGTGACCAGATGACACTGACCATTGCGATTCGTTCATTCAATCAAGAAGTGGCAGCGCACTCACAACAGATACGACCGTTCGAAGGCGACATTATTTACATGCCTTTGAACCGTAAGTTCTTTAAAGTGATGCACGTTGAACACGAAGCAATCTTCTATCAGATGGGTCAACTTCAAACATATGACCTACGTTGCGAATTGCTTGAATACTCAGGAGAAGTGTTCAGCACTGGACAAGAATTCATCGACACATACTTTGAAGAGTATCAACTTACTGTATCTCCAGATACTGTTACTTACATGGTTACAGTTAATGGTAAGACTGATTCTAATCCATATCAGCAAGGTTCGAACACAGCGTTCTATATTGGCGCAGACGAAGCGCCATACGTTGACTTGTATGTGGGCACAACTTACTTCTTTGACCAGAGCGATGCCTCAAATGCGAACAACCAACTGGAAATTCACACGTCAATCGTTCCTTCACAAGGCTCACTTGTCAATACAGTCTACACTGGCACACCTGGCGCTAACACTGCTGGTCTGACATGGACGCCTAATACTGTCGGCACTTACTACTATCTAAACTCTGCAACAGGTAAAGACTACATGGGTAGAGAGATTACAGTAAATGCATCTAAGATTGATAATGTTGAAATGTATGATAAAGTCGCAGACAACGAGACGATTGAAGCAATTGCGGATAACATTCTTGACTTTACAGAGAGCAATCCGTTTGGCGAGGATAACTACTAATGTTTGGCAATCACTTTTATAACGAAACAACACGTAGATACGTTGCAGTGTTTGGAACACTGTTTAACGATATTATCATTCGCCGTTACGACAATGCTGGAACCCTAAAACTATCTCAAAAGGTGCCTATCAACTACGCACCTATGCAGAAACTACTTGCTAGACTTGAAGCAGACGAAGACTTACGTTCACCTGCGATTACTCTACCACGCATGTCATTTGAGATTACTGGCATGACGTTCAATCCAGAGCGTAAGATTGGTGGTCTACAGAAATACGTTAAGGGTAATGCAACAACAGATAACGTTCTTGCATCACAGTATACACCAGCGCCATATGACCTCAACTTCCAATTGAATATTATGACGAAGTATAATGAAGATGGCACAAAAATTCTTGAGCAAATTCTACCATACTTTCAGCCTGAGTATACTCCAACTGTGAAGATACTTGACGATATGGACTTATATCTAGACATTCCAATCGTTCTAAACGGCGTAACACAAGAAGATATCTATGAAGGCAACTTTGAAGAAAGACGTTCATTGATTTGGACACTTGACTTCACAATGAAAGCATTCTACTTTGGTCCTACTTCAAACCGTAAAGTGATTAAATTTGCTGAGGCAACTGTATACTCACCTCTTGAAGCAACAGAAGCAGAAGAGAAGATTACAGTTCAGCCTGGTTTAACAGCAAATGGAACACCTACAGATTCCATCGATAACACTGTAAATTACAACGATATAAATATTGACGATGACTGGGCGTATATTGTTCAAATTGAGGATGTATGATGGATGATGAAATTGGTAAGTCTCTTGGATTAGAACCTATGAAACCGCCACTCGCTGGCGAAGTCGTAGAAGTTATTGAAACAAAGAGTTTGAAAGACATTGATAAGAGTGACCAACCAGAAAAAGACTTTCAATACGCAAGAGATAATTTCTATAACGTAATCGAAAAAGGCACTGAAGCACTTGAGGATATGCTACACGTAGCAAAGGCTTCGGAGCATCCACGTGCTTATGAAGTCGTGTCTACACTTATGAAGACGCTTGTTGACGCTAACAAAGACTTAGTGGCAATGGGCGAGAAGAAAGCAAAAGCGCAAGAGCCAGAAGAAGAGAAGAAAGTTACAAACAATAACCTATTCGTTGGCTCTACGGCAGAACTTCAGCAACTACTAAAAGATATGCGAAATGACAATGATTGACGAAACCCAAATCAAGGGTTACAATGGCAATACGAATATTAAGCGTAAAGGCATGTCAATTCAGTTTGATCAGGAAATGATTGCTGAATATCTTAAGTGTGCAAAAGATCCAACTTACTTCGCAGAGAAATATATTAAGATTGTGCATGTCGACCATGGATTGATTCCTATTCGCATGTATGAATATCAGAAAGAGATTGTAGAAGCAATCACACACAACAGACGTGTGACAGTTAACACGTCAAGACAGGCTGGTAAGACAACAACAGCGGTAGCAGTCATTCTACACTATGTTCTTTTCAATGACCATAAGACTGTTGCCCTACTCGCAAACAAGGGTGACGCAGCCCGTGAGATTTTAGACAGGATTAAGATTGCTTATGAAGCACTCCCAAAGTGGATGCAACAAGGTGTTATTGAGTGGAACAAAGGCTCAGTTGAATTTGAAAATGGATGTAAGATTATTGCAGGTGCTACTTCTTCTAGTGCTATTCGTGGTAAGTCTATCTCATTTCTTTACATTGACGAAACAGCCTTTGTCGAGAACTGGGATGAGTTTTTCGCTTCAGTATTTCCGACCATTTCATCTGGTAATACCACTAAAATCCTCTTTACATCCACACCTAATGGACTAAATCACTTCTACAAGACGTGTGAAGGAGCCAAGGAAGGTCGTAACGGATACATCTTCATCGAAGTGCCATGGCAGAAAGTGCCTGGACGTGATGATAAATGGAAAGAAGAAACGCTGGCAGCCATGGACTATGACTACCAGAAGTTTGCGCAAGAGTTCGAGTGTCAATTCTTAGGTTCTTCTGGAACTTTGATTGAAGGCTCAAAACTCAAATCTTTAGTGTGGCGAGAGCCTCTAGCGGAAGCAGAGGGCATTCGTATCTTTGAGAGAAGACAAGAAGACCATACATATGTTTGTGTGGTTGACGTATCAAGGGGTAAAGGGCTAGACTATTCTGCATTTCAGATATTAGATGTAACTAAAATGCCTTATCGTCAGGTCTGCGTGTATAGAGATAATATGATTACCCCTATTGACTATGCTGAAATTATCTTTCGAACAACGAAGGAGTATAACGAAGCATACACTCTAATTGAGATTAACGATATTGGTGAACAAGTATCTGAAATACTACACTATGAGTTTGAAGTTGAAACTCTTATGCATACGGAATCAGCGGGAAGAGCAGGCAAGAGAATTTCTGGTGGATTTGGAAAGTCCACAGACAAAGGCATAAGAACTACGAAATCTGTAAAAGCCATTGGCTGCAACATGTTAAAGATGTTGATAGAACAAGACCAAGTAATAATTAACGACTATGATACCATAAGAGAGTTGTCTACGTTTTCACGTAAAGGTAACTCATACGAAGCGGAATCTGGTTGTCATGATGACCTTGTAATGTGCTTAGTGCTATTTGGCTGGCTATCGGATCAGACTTTCTTTAGAGAAATAACTGATATTAACACAATGAACAAGTTGAAACAGAGGAATGAAGACGAATTGCTTGAAAGTTTGCTACCAGTAGGCTTCAATAACATGATGGACGATGACTCCGAACTTATGAATGAACGTGATTTCAGAAATTGGTTTAACTACTAGTAGAGTTGAGATTTTTATAAATATACAGACAAAGATTTGAAATCTATAAATCATAATAGACAAGGAGAAATGAGATGGCTTTTCAATTAAGTCCAGGAGTTAACGTTAGCGAAATCGACCTAACAACAGTTGTGCCGGCAGTGGCAACAACTGAAGGTGCAATCGCTGGCGTGTTTCGTTGGGGACCAACCAACGAAGCGATTCTAATCGGCTCTGAAGTTGACCTAGTAAATCGTTTTGGTAAACCATATGCCAACACAACTTGGTCAAACGCAGAGACGTTCTTTACTGCCGCAAACTTCCTATCATACAGCGATGCATTGTATGTTGTCCGCACAGAGGAAAGTGCTGTAAAGGCTGCAGGCTCAGTTTACGAGGCAGCATATGAAGGTGAACTAGGTAATAGTCTTCAAGTTGCAACTATCACTGCAACAGGATATGCTGGAACAGGTAATTTGCCTGGAACACTAGACATTACTGCATCTTCAGTATCAGGAACAATTTCGGCTTCAGGAAACACTTCAAGCGTTGCAGCCGATGCTATTGGTGACTTACAGGCTGGTGAT